CATAATGACTGTAGGAGATTTCGTCTCCTACAGTCCTACAATCCTACAGATACTATTAGGATGGCGGAAACCCTTCTATTCGTATGCGCCCATTTTGGGTTGCATATATCTCCAGCTCATATCCGCTATCTAACATCCTAGATATTTCGCTTTCGCTCGGGATATCTTTTCTCTCTTCTATTTTCCTATTTAAAATTTCGTTTGCCATATTCCTGTATTTTATATCGGCATTAAACTTCTTCCTCAGATGTATTGACTGAAAATGCCCCTTAACCGTAAAGTACTGCCACGCCTCCTTGCTTAGTTCTTCCTTGATGATCTTCCTCTTCATGGCATATTCGTTATAATGACTGAAGATGCCCAGGTATGAATTAACCGACTGGATGCATTTCTCGATGTGTTCGATATTTCCAGCTTTTGCGGCTTCATTGAGCTTGCGCACAGACTTCCTGTAGTTATTGACGGTATTGTTAACCGAATATATCCTATCCCGCTTAATGATGGCTCCAACAAACCTTACTCCCTTGGAATAATGCTGGAAATAGAATTTCTTCTCATTCAGCCGCAAGCCTAAAGATGCAAGCGTCTCCCTTATCATCGGCATTAAGCGGAGGAGTGTTTCTTTTCTTCTTGCTACCAGCACCATATCATCTACATATCTCACATGATGCTTGCAGTAGTAGTTTATCTTCCAGTCGAGTTTCGATAGCAGGAAGTTCGCAAAGAGCTGGGCAAAGAGATTACCGATAGCTACACCTCTGTCCTCTCCGTTCGTGAACAATGACTTCTCCTTTGGCAGGAACTCCCAAAGGTAATCTGCGCTCTTCTTCTCGCAATCCTTCTCGGGATGATGCATAACCACCATGTTGCATAGCCAGCGCAAATCTTCCTTGTCATCCCCATGATAATTCTCTACAATGAAGTCATCTACCATCTTGGCAAGAAGTGGCTTGGAGATGCTCATAAAGAATCCCTTCAGGTCGATTCCCATCACGTAGGCATCCTTCGTGTAATTCTCGCTCACCTCCCTGATATCCTGCTGAAGCTGCCTGATACCAGCCAGCTGGCCCTTGCCTTTTCTACAGTTGTATGTGCGGTCAGAAAACTGAGACTCGAACAGAAGTTCGAGTCTCAGTGCAATATAATGGTGGAGAATGCGGTCACGGAACTGACCGGCAAACACCTCTCGGTAGCGAGGGTACTTGACAACAAAGCAGATAGATTTGCCTATCTTATACTGACGTGAATTGACTTCATCAAGCAACTGAACGAGGTTGCTCATATAGTTCATCTCGAATTCCGTAGCACCGACTGTTTTCCGCTTGTGACGGCGGCAGTCAAAATATGCTTCTAAGAGTATGTCAAAATCTATCATTTTCTATCTTGCTTTACTTATCTTCCTTTCTTCCTTATTTAGTGCTGAAACCGGGCGAACATGACCCTTATCCTGAACCTTATCGTTCCAGTTGTTGAGGTTGCCGTCACTGAAGTTCAGATTCCACGCGTTCTGGGAACTGTTCTCGGTAGTCGCCGCAAATGTCTTGTTCTTAACTATACATGATAGGATGCGGCCCATTTAATAAGGAAGGTTGCTCTCTCGGCTTGACTTATCTTACCGACCCTGGCTTAAACCACTCAAGCTACGGGCTGCTGTCTGGAACTTCTTTCGGTAGCCTGTGCTCTGAGGAGTGATCCCTTCCATGCTGTGCATTGTTTGCCAACACTCTCCCGCAGTCGGAGAAGGTTTGCCAGCTTGCTCGTACCCATTATCCACCTCTGTTCACCTGCAATATCAATCAAGGTTGATATAACTTCAAGGTTTGTTTGAAGCTGTGCGAGATGCTCGATGCGAACATTTAGATCGCCAAGCATATACGCTTTGGCAATGTGATTCAGGCTATCAATAAGCATATTGCATAGTCTGTCTCCAAATATCGGACGTTGCGATTTCGGGAAATTCCTGACCACACCTATTGCGATATCAAGCATCTGCTTGACATCAAGGTATATTCTCGTTTTGCTTGCCAACTTTGTTGCTGCCATATCTCTCTTGATTGATATTTTAATTTGCGTTTCTGGGGTGTCCTCGACTTTAAGGTCGAGGACGATTAACTATTAACAACTAACTATCGTAAAAATGCTGAAACCGGGCGAACATGACCCTTACCCTGAACCTTACCGTGCCAGGTGTTGAGGTGGCCGTCACTGAAGTACAGACCCCACGCGTACTGGGAACTGCCCTCGGTAGATGTCCAATACCAGGTCGTCATATCAAGCTGCGTGGCTCCCTTGATGAGTGACAGTGCATAGTTAATCTTGAGCGCATTGGCATACATCATCAGGCTCTCACCCACGGATGGCAGCCACCAGTAGCCGGCAGTCAGACCCTTACCTTTACTGTTTGCACGACTATATGCACGACAATATCCTGGAGCGTATGATGCCGTATTGGTGACGTGCGCAGAGGATGAAGCCTTGATTGCCGCGTCCGTATGCTGACGGCCATTGAAGTCGAGCATAGCGGCAAGGCGGTTGTTTCCGGTAACTTCTGCGGCAAAGTTATCATCGTTTCCGTAATTGATATTATCTCCCTGCACGGCCGCACTAGACCACGGCAGAGCCGTGGCTTCCGTAGGTGCTACCACGATGTGACGTCCACCCTCGAAGACTACTACGCCATCAGCCACCTCGCCAGAAGCTTCGATGGATGGCCACTTGTATGGCTTCACCATCAGCGGATATCCATCACTGGTGCGATGATACATGATGAAGATGCCGTCCTCGATAGCCTGAAGATTGAGTCCGTCGGCTATAGCCTTCTTCAGAACATCAAGAGACACGAGGGTGATATTGCCGCTCGGGTCCGTAATCGGGAATTTCTGATTACTGTTAACTGTACTTACTGTTGTCTGATCATTAAATTTCGCTTTTTTCATCTTTTTATGAATTTTAATTATTCTTTACTTCATGATATACCCATATTGAGTGATCATCCCGGCTGGTGCCGATGATTTCACACCACCCATTAATTGTTATACTAGTCTTCCTCTGCAAAGAGAGACTTTCGCCTGCCGCCAGGAACACGTCCATGTCCTGCTCGCCCTTGATTATGGTTGGCGGTGTACTTCTCGTTATGATAGGATTGAAGACAACGATGCGCATGAATTCTCCATCACTCAGGTGCGGTAGGATATAGGTACCGCCACCTCTGATAAAAGAACCATTGACGACACTTTTGCCATCAGTAACCGTATTCTCGTTGTATCTCAGTCTACCGACCGAGATGTCTCCTGACACGCTGACATCCTGGAAGACTCCACTATTGCAGATGACTTTGCCATCCTTCGCTCGGAAGACGATGTTGTCATTCTTATCCTTCATCTCGATGGCCTTGACACCCAAATTGTCAACGAGCTGATATTGTGCTAAGATTATTTTTGCGACAACCAGTTCTATTGGGCTTCCAAGCCGCCAGTATCCGTTGTTTATAGCTTCGTCGCTGCCAGGATAGTTGGTTTCAGACTTGACGTGACTCTTGATGCAGCTATAGTAGCCAGAGTTATAGATAACGACATCTTTCCACTCCTCGCCTGCAGCACCAGCTTGGAAGTTGTAGCCATTGCCGCAGTCAGGCCAAGACTGTGGTCCTCGCAGTGTTGCTCCGGTCTCGCCTTTCTCGCCTTTCCCGCCATCAGCTACGGTCTTGACAGGTATAGTATACCCGTACGTAACATCCTCGACTTTTACAGCGAGCGTCAAATTTGTATTGACATCAACGTTCGCTGCAATCACCACAACAACTCTCTTTCCACTGCCATTGCTTATTACGCTAGCCTTTACAGAGCTAGCATAATCCGATGGGATACTCACACTGACAGAACAAGGTAATTCAACCCCTGCTTTGTAAGCTTTCACGCCAACGGAATAGGAGCCAGCAAATTGAGATTTTTTGTGCACGATTGCCGGCATCGACATCTGTATGCTCACAGCGCTTTCGCCAGGCTCACCCTGCTCGCCCTGAACCTTAACCCACGTATAAGCTGCGAATACCTCCGGATCATCTTTCGTTGTGTTGACGCACGTACCCATATAAGCGTACTGGTCTCCGTCGCTGCACGACGTAGAGAAGGATTTATCTGAATTATCCGGAGTATTACACCATGCGATGTGGTAGTAATACTGTACGGCATCCGTGCCATTCTTGCCAGGCTCGCCTTGAGGTCCCTGAATGTGTCCGAGATTGCGCCATTCACTACCATTATTGTGATAGATATTTTCATTGCAGATATAGCACGCTCCCTTGGTTGCGTTACTGATATTATAAAACAAGGCACCACTGCTCTGCATCTCTATAGATAAGATAGACGGAGTGTTATAACCGGAACCGTGCGACACCTTCAGCTTGCTGGCATCTGATGAGGAATTCACCAGCATAGGAAAGTCTCCTGCTACCCATAGATTCGGATTCCCGTCTATCGCAGCCTGTAGCGCAGCGCAGTTGGCGTAAACTCCACTCGCATCACCATCTATGGAGATGGAGGTTCCGTCCTTGCCATCCTTACCCGGCTCGCCCTGCGGTCCCTGGGGACCTTGCGCTCCGGTCACGCAGATAGGAGCAGTCTCTTCGGAGGTTCCGTCGCTATAGTATATTATCGACTTGGTCCAGATATACCGTCCATTTACCCATTTCGGAGCCTGCCCTTTAATCCATTCGCCGCCAGTGATAGCTGTAGATGATGTGGACGAATAGTAACATTCCTCGATTCGGTCGATACTCTTCGCCGTAGACAGACACATCGGGGTCGTTATCTTCTCCTTACCATTAGTATAATATACGTGGGTGCGGGTCCAGATATAATACCCCTTGCGCCATTTCGGGGCGGTTGTCTGCCATCCGGCAGTAGGAGCCGACGTGTTGCTCGTCGACTCCGCATATTCCACATCGGTGTTGGATATACCAACACCGGATCTGCGGAAATTAATGACTAAAGTAACAGATGCCATAAGCTATTTGACCGATTGTATCGTAAGAGATATATTACTATATCCTGCCTTGATGCAGTCCTGTCTCGTTACCGTGAACGTACTGAGGGCATTCGTATTGTTACGATTCTCCTCCGTATTGAGGACAACTCCAGATGCACTCTTCAGGGTAAAGTAGAACTTACTCTCTATCGGAGTCGTCGTTCCTCTCAGTACGAGCTGAGGGGTTACTGTCACCGAACCGATTCCGCTCTCATCCTCATCAATACCTGCATCCTCCGGAGACGGATGCGGGTCTATATCATAAGGGTCGCTTCCGTCAATAACTACCTGGAAGTCGTAGCCGAGAAGGTTGTCCTTACTCATGCTGCTGTCGTTGTATACTTCCACCATGTAGTCTCTTGTGCAATCCACATCAGCAGCCGGTACCTCCAGGGTCTTGCCTGTAGCACTCGTAATCTGTTCCCATCCGGTAGCGGTATTGGCCGCACGATACCATTTATAGTAGAGTCCTTTCTTAAGGGTTTCATTGCCCTGTTTCGCTACCGCCTCAAGCAGACAGCTATCCGTAGGACCATGCAGATTAAACGCCTTTCCGTCTCCAGCCTTGATGGTTACTCGGTAAGCCGTACCTGTGTAAGGGTTCACCGGAATCGAGTACGAAGCCTGATATCCATTCGTGAGGTCGGACGCCTCTGCTCTTGCCGTCATTTGTCCTACCATCCTAATGACAATCGATGCAAAACGGGATGCTTCGGCAAGGTTGTCGACAATACGGAGACCCCAGTAGAGCTGCGTGCTGCTAGGGCGAATCAGCTCGAACAGACCGGCAAAAAGGCCATCCGACTTGCCCGCTGAGTTAAACGTAATCTCCGCGTCGTTAAAAAAGAACCTCATTGATACCGGTGTGGAGAATCCGTCAGCCACTCTCGAAGACAAACAGACAAAGTCGAGTTCAGGCTTCGATTTCTTGAAGTCCGGATACACGACTACCGTTTCCCCGGCCTTCTGGTATTCCTGGTAAATATCTCCATCCGGTGACTGAATGACGGCGGTATAGGTTCCCGTCTTAGCATGGAACTTAATCTCGAGCGATTTACTTGCACTACTCATAATCAGCCCTCCTCTTCTTTTGTTTGAGCACTAGGTTCTCCATCTCCCTGTCCTGCGCTATCTCCGCTTTCAGAGCCAGCTTCTTCAGAACCTTCTTCAGAACCTGCACCTTCAGAACCGGAAACATCTTCTGAATCTGTAGATGAATCCTCCTGAGAAGCAGTCTTAATGATGAATCTCTCGTCCGTTGCCGTAGGAAGAGGGCGGTTCGTTACGCCATCCTGCTCCTGTCTCGCTTCTTCTCCTGTAAGTGGGATGGCGCCAATCTGCGAGAGAATGCTTCCAAAATTTATAAGGTTTCCAAATACCATAAGATCCTGCATCCAGAGCAGGAAGCAGCCATCCTTAAACTGAGTTCTGTCGTTCTGAAGACCGAGGAACTCCACTACCTTGCGGTTAGCTTTTACATACTTTTCCATATCTTTTTGAATTAATGTTTTCTGAAAAACTAATGAAACACCAAAGGATTGCCATTGCCATCCGTCAGTACTCTCCCCTTGCCATCTGTCAGAAGCGCCCATGGCTTGAGCATCTTCACATCGAGCTTCACGATACCTCCGATGCTGGCATCCATCTTGTCGGTAGGTATAACCGGATTCATGCCGTGCCCAATCAGATCGTAGACGATGGCGCTGCTGTGACTGTTGGTTGCCATATACCAGAGCGGGAGCAGCTCCTTTGTCGGGTTAGGAATTTCGCCCACGTTGTCATATATATAGGCTACAGGAAGTATCGATTTTGTTCCTGGATCAATATCGGATACCGTCTCTTGAATATCGTAATCGAAAGAAGGGATTCTTCTCACGACATTGATGGTCTTGAACGGAGCTGAATCCGTCAGAGTCACGGCGGAAGGATTGCCGGTTGCGCTGTATTTAGCCCTGCATCTGATAGTAATCCGGTCGCCCATGATTGAGCGGTCGAGGGTTGCAGTGGTTCCGTCGGCAGAGATGGATATCTCCATATCGTCAGCAGTTACCTCCGTGAAATATCCGTCGCTTCTGCCTATCTCCCAGACGAACGCCCGCTTGCTTGCCTCGCACTCCTTCGAGCCGAGACGGAGCGAAGCCACGATGGTCTGCACGTCCGTGTCGCGAAGCGGATTGTAATATGTGGTTCCGCTGCTGAGAAGCAACATCGGCGCATACTGGGTTGCGTTGCGGCATTTCAGCGAATAGTCGATGAGGATATTATACACCTGCTTGGTGCGTATATCGAGGAATTTCGCCTTGAACCTAAGGAGGATCGGATTCTGCGGGGTGGCATTGATATACCACTTCAGCTTTCCATTCTCATCGCCACTGGTAGTAATTACGTACTTGTTGGCCGTAGATACCAGGGCATCCCTCTCCTCCACGCCATTAATCACTCTTCTCCAGCTTACGTCTGTAAGCTTGGCATTAACACTGCCACTAGGCAGGATACGGTCTCTGTCGATGATGTTCACCTGCGGCTGGATGACGCAGGGAGTGAGCGAGTAATCCGGAGAATACTCCCCTGAATCCGCATCGTAGGTCTGCTCATTAGGCACGCCGCCAACAAGCGACGCGCTATAGTTAACCTGCAAGGGCTTGTAGTTAAAATCAAATCTCTTTATTTTCATACCTTTATATATTAGAAATTACTGGCATTCGTAGGATACCGATTGCTTGTCGGCTTCATTGCCCATGCCGTCCCTCAGGGTGACGGTGGCGGTGAACCTGATTTTCTTGGGCATTCCGTCGCTATCAAGCGAGAGGTCATCCAGCGTCAGCACGATAGACTTGCCTGCATTTCCCCGTTTCTCTGCCCAGATGATATCAGATGATACCCGCTGCACTCCCTGCGAGTTTTCGGTATATCGCGTCCATGCCACGTCTGTATCGAGGATATCGTCTGTAATATCCTGCCCATACAGGGTTGCCACGATGGTAAGCGGAGCCACGAAATCGTCGAGGTCGTAGAGGGTCTGCGCTTCCTCGAAATCCACGGAAAATGCCGGATTGCCTTCAATCATCGCCCAGTCGGTGTTGTTCCATCTGGGTTCCGTATGGGTTCCCGTCTGCTGGCATCGCCATTTACAGCCCGTGAACCACACGTCTGACGTTTCGTACTTGCCGGTTTCCTCGTTGAGAGCCATGCAGTAGTACTTCGCTTCAGCGTTCCATGGTCCTCTATCTACATAAGTAACCACGGGCTTACCCTGGTAATCTATCTGGATGAAGTCTTGCGTAATGATGCCGGCTGCATACATATAGTCGCGACCCTTCACTAATGGCAACTTCAGCTCCTTCAGGAAGGATGGCATATCTCCGAACACCATGCCGTAGTTCCAGTTCTCCCGAATAGGCTTGGTCACTCCCGTAAGCTTCACTATCCTGCCTTCGGAACTCGACAGATAGAAACATTGCTGAAGACTCTCGTCCGTCTGGTTTCCCCATCGGGCAATATTCATCAAGGCGCAAGGCGGGAAGTTCTTTCCGGCAGGTACCTCATCGTCCGGGTAGAGCGAAACTTCAATGTAGTTGGTCACGGCATTCACGCTGTTCACTCTCATCCACGAGGTGTAATAGAGTGCTTCCGTTCTTTCTACGGCGGCAGTGGCGAGGTTGTTGACGACACCCTTGATTACGTTGTTAACATGCTGCGCCGTAAAGTAGCCCTGATATTTCGACCGGAGTTTCAGCCCGTAGCAGTTATCACCCAGATAGCTCACCTTCTCGATAGTATCACTCTCCGTGAAAACCAGGTCGCCTTCCAGTGCACTCAGACGGTTCACAATCAATTCTATCACCTTCATGTAGGAGCGGACAGTAATCGATTCCACCTCAGCATTACCCTTTTCGTCTATCTGTGCACCCTTGCCGCCAATCAGCCCGGAAACGAAATCGCCGAACTCAGCGCCTTTGGCGAACCTGATCATTGCTTCGGCAATATCCTCAATATCCTTACGGAGTATCTTCTTGCTTGCCTTTCCGTTTTCTGAAAAGTCATCTGCCACATCGGAAGTTCCCGCCTTCAGCTTGTTTCCCCGGTAGGTGAGATAACCGTTCAGTTCGTTCAGGGCTTCGAGCAGTTCGATATTGCTGTGCTTGTGACCCACGCCGCCACCACCAGTATAGGTATCCGACAAGTCGCCAAGAAGCTGTTTAAAGATGAGCGAGAGCGTTGTTACTCCCCATTCCTCGGAATAAGGGTTCTGCACCGGGAACAAAGCCCCGCCACTAAGCGGAAGTCGCGGAAATTCAGCTAAGCGCGGGGCGATAGTAAAATTTCCCAGATCCGGCAGATGGATATTCATCTGCTTCATGCTGCTCTCGCTTACCCTTGACAGGTTCAGATAGGGTCTTGCGTCCGAATATCTGTAGGTGAAGCTGTAGCTGGAAGGAAGTTCCTTCGCCTCATAGCTTACATCACTCTCGATGACGGTGATTTTTCTCAGCGAGCTGCCCTGGTACACATACTTGCCCAGGCTAGGAAAGAAATCGAGCAGCCACTGGCGTTCCTTCTTGTCCAGGAATCCCGTGTTCTTCTTGAACTTTCGGGTGGTGTCTACACGGTATTCCTCGGAGTCATCTTCTATTTCTGCCACGTTGTGTGTATGCTCGGCAGTATTCTCGCTGTTGCCGTAAGCCCTGAAGCAGTCGATGCCGCCCAGTGAGTTCTCGAATAGGAACCATTCCTCTTCCTCGCTCTTCATATCGTCTGCGTAATACCGCTGAATATAGGTAAGGCGGTCGCCACCTTCCTGTTCTACCCATACGTCAAAGTAGGATGGCAGGATATCGCCGCCTACAGCCTTGGCAAGGGTGGCATACTGCACCGGAACCGTATAGGCATTACCTGCTTCCATCAGTGTGAGCTGCACCGTCTTCTCGTCATATCCCGTCCCGTTCCAGATGTAGGCCTTGCACTTCATTTCGCAGTCTTCCACTGCGTAATAGGTAAGGAATTCCGGAGAGTAGTAGGTCACGGCCTTCACCTGCGGCTGCCAGGTAAGGAAATTCGACTTCAGAAAGTTGTCGGCAGAATCAGATAACCTATCCACTCCTGCACGGATCGCGGCAAAAACGATAACCTTTGCCTCTGATTCGTGTCCTACCTCGTAGATTTTTGCCACGAAACTCTTCTTGATATCGGGTTGTTCATACGGGGTACTCTCATCCTTAATCTGCAAACTGAGCAAAGGAAGGATGATATCCTTCACGTCCACGGTAACTCTGCCCTTCTCGTTCGGTGAGTAGGTATGCTGCATGATGCTCCCTTCGTCACCATAATACTTGAGCACAAATACCACGTCTGTCTTCGAGCTGCTGTATATCTCGAAGGCATTCATGGAACCCACCATGTTCAGTTTGTCTGGATATAATAAAACCTGTATCATCTTATTCTCGTTTTTAATGCAAAAATAAGATAATACAGGTACAAGACAAAGGACTGAAAGTCCTCTATATCTCCACACACTCCAGCCACGCCGTGGTGCAATGGTACACCCATTTGGAGTGACGGAACATTGTCGCATGTCGGGTCTTCTGGCTGACGTAAGACTTCTGAAGACCATATTTCTGCCCCACATACTCGGCCGAAGGAAGAGGAGGATAGATAATCTTGAAGGTGCGGTCTTTATCGTCGCCCGAGTTGTTGTACGCACTCTCCGAAACCTCCACCGTTTCTTCATGGCCAACCCATTTATATCTACAGCTCATGGCTGGCATTACATCTATCATCCGCGAAGCTTCATGTATAGGGGTAGTCAGGGCGATGGTTCTCAGTTCGCTTTCCGCTGGCTCGCTTTTCCCTCCGAGGGTAAACTTCAGCTTGTTAAAAAAGAAACTTACTCCACGGATCACTACCTTGGCATAGGATGCCAGATTCTGCTTCTGCGACTGGGTGAGCAGCAACTTCACCTTGAGTTCCTGGAGTGAATTTCTCAGGAGAAGGTCATACTGGCGGTAGAACTTCTCGAAGATGCCATCGTCTCCGTTGTACACCAGAGCGTAATCGAATATTCTTCGATAGAGTTTCTCCTCGGAAGCGTGATTTGGCGGACCGAACCGGTTGTCGTATTCGTAATGGATATCATAGGCCGTGACGGTTCCGCAGGGCATCCCGTCGGTTGACACGTAGGGGAAGGCAAGCATCACCGGAGTGGTAACTGCCTCTTCCTCGCTCTCTGAATTATCTTCCGTCGCCACCTTCATCGATGAGTTGAGTGTGGCATAGCTGCCTATATAGAGGTATCTGCCCATATCCCTGGTGATAGTCTCATCGTTTGCCGACTGCCTATACTGAAGGGTTCTCGTTTCCGGAATCATTTCCGGAATTTCCACGTCCAGGGTATCGGTATCATCCTCACCGGTATCGTAGCTCTGCGAACCCTCGCCTATCTTTGATTTTACATGATAGTTGCCCGAATATCCGTCCTTGTAGAAGCAGCCATCCACCTTGTCGAAATAGGCGCCCGAATTCTTGGCCAGCATATCCTTCAGGTCGTCGTAGCTATCCTCGGCATCGCTGTCTGCCTGATGCTTCGCCCGCAGCACCACACGCTTGTAATCAGATGCCGTCTTATAAGATAAGGTGGGTTCCTCGGTCATCTGGCGGGTGAGATCTGCCACGGGTGCACTGTCCACTACTTCACGGAGAAAGATGATATCGGCGGTATGGGTTCCCTCGTCAGAAACGAATTCGCAGAGGAACTTTTTCCGAAAAACCGAGAGAAAATCAGATACCGACACATCGGGAAGAAGATCCTCGATGCGGATATGCCCGTTTACCATCACGTCTATCACGTTGTTCACCAGAACCATCTTGCTGAAGGGTTCTGTGCGGGTGAAGAAATTCTCCTTCAGCTCGTAGCCGAAATAGGCGAATACACGCTTGAGCACGTAGTTGGCACGGATAAACGGGGAAATGTAGTAACCCCTGGATAGGCTCACCGGTATCTCATTCACATACTCGGTTCTGCTTGCCTCGCCCTGAAACATGGCGTCGCTCTTGTTATACAGGCAGAAATCCCACGCCCATGGTGCATCTACGTATTCGTAGCCTCCGGCATCCTTGAACCTCCAGTACTTGGCATCCTTCAGCTGCTTGATGTCGCCCCAGGCATTCAGTATCTTGTAGTTGTAGCCCGTATCCTTGCCCGAATCATCGGTAAGCAGTACGGGGAAGATATCGTAGTTCTCGTTGCTGCCACCGATGAGCGACCGGCAGAAGTCGATGCACTGGTCGATGTTGCTGCACCCCGGTATCATCTCGTCCTTGAAGATGCTCTTCAGCTTCACGTTCTGTATCTTCGAGTAGAAGGATCCGTCGTTGATGTAGAACGAGGAAGAGATATTTCCCTTGTGCTGCGCCGAGAGGATGATTTGCCGGCATTGGGCGAAATATTCTCCGTCCTCGATGCTCACGTTCGTGGCCACCATCTTTTCTCTCAAGCCGAAGGTGTCAGGATACCCTAATATCATGCGGTTGTAGTCGCTTGCCGGAATATCCAGAGGAGAAGTGCTCTCCCCGTAGTCATTGAAGAACGGGTTGGTGCGTTCCACCTCCAGCTTGGCAGATTCGCCAAGCTGGTAGGCCTTTCCTTTATCAAGATTCGTTATTTTCATGTTCTGAAGATTTTATTTCTTGGCAAACTTCCTTGCCTGGTTTCTCTGTTCCTGCTTGGCATCGAGGTCAGAAAGCGCCACGTAGGCACGGACTCCGTTGTCACGAAGCTCCCTGACCAGTGCCAGGAGCTCGTCATTACTGCGTCCGGACGCGGCAATTCCCGCGTCGCGATGTGGGGATTCCTGCGTCGCGTCGTAGGAATCAGCCCCACTAAGACTTGGCACGGAGCGGGTACGGAGCGGGTACGGAGCAGGTCCCTGTTCAATACTTCCACCCAGTGCCCTGCCCTGCATGGCCATCAGATACTTGCTCATGTCGAAGGTTCTTATCTGCCCGGCACGCTGGGCTGCATCCATCAGGCTGATGAGCGGGGCAATGGTCGGATTTTCCAGGGCTGCATTCGATGCCACCCATTCCTTGCTCTTGCCTCTAGGTCCCTCGCCCACGATGACGGTAGGCTTATCGATGTACCCACGCTTGCCAGGCGAGAATTCGGCATTGAAGTGCTTGCCGTCCTGTTCACGCTCCACGTCGATGCGTCCACCACTCTCTCGGCCGCTTGCCACTCTGGAGGTGGAAGCAGAAGAACTTCCGCTGCTTCCGTTAAGGGTCATTCGCTTCACCTTCTGTCGCTCGGCATTGGCCACGGCAAGCTGGGCTGCACCCGTCACGCCCATCAGGGCTGCGGCTACGCTTCCGGCTATCGGACCCATCTCGCTGTATGCCTTCATGATAGAGGTGGCAGTATTCGAGATGATCTGAGCTGCCTGCATGGCGAAGTTCACATCGGCATACTTCTTCTGTATCTTCAGCTTCTCGTTGGCTTTCTTCTTCTCCAGCTTCTCCTGGAGTTCGGTGTTACCCTCGGCTGCCTTGATTTCTGCATCATACTTGGCATCCACGTTCGCCATCTCGGCATTCTGCAGCGCACCCACGGCATTGCTGAAGAGTTCGGTGTAATACTGTGCCTGCTTCATGAAGGATTCCTTCTTCAGCTGCTGCACCTTCTTCTCGTGTTCCTCCTGGGTGATATACTGGTTATCGAGTGCCTGCTGAAGCTGCGTCAGCTGCTGGTCGTACTCGCTCTGCTTGTCGAAGCCGAGAGCCTGCCTAGCCTGCTTCTCCTTGTCTGCCTGCTCGGCCAGCTGGGCTGCATGCTTGGCGGTATAGTCGGAGTCTATCTGTGCCTGGGCATCCTTGTATGCCTTCTCCACCTGGGCGGTGTCCTCGCCGTTCTGCTTGGCGAGGTCGAGGGCTGCCTGATAATATCCCTTCAGCACTTCCAGTTTCTGGTCGCGCTGCTGCTCCAGGGTCAGTTCCTGCTCTGTCTCGCCCTGCTCCATCACCTTGGCAAGTGCATCCTGGTAAGCCTGTTCGGCTGCCACCTGCTGGTCGAAATGTGCCTGCTCTGCCTTGCGCTGGTTGTCCTGCTGTTTCTCCTGGAGTGATTTCTTCTTCTCGGCATCCTTGAGGTCGATGGTCTGCGACTGCTCGCTGTAGGAGGTCTCAATGGCGAGGATGTTGGCAGTATGCTGGGTCTTCAGCACCTGCATGGCGAGGTCGTACTTCTCCTGAGACACCTGCTTCTGGGCAAGAGCCATGTTCCAGTTGTTCACGTCCTGCTGGTAATCCTGGTTGGCGGCATCGATATCAGCCTGGCGGTTTTCAGAAAACTTCTTCGATGCAATATCGTCGGGGTTCGGGGCAGATGATGTTCCGGTGGTATGACCGCCGCCCGTTTTTCCGCCACCCTTGCCACCGATGCCGCTGTCAGGAACCTCGGGATCCGTAGCTTCCTTCACGGTCTGGTGCATGATGTCTTTGCCGTAGGCATCACTTATGGTTTTAATCTGCTTGTCGAGCTGATCGATGCCATCAGTAAGCGATTCTACTTCTGACTTGAAACGAGAGACGGCATCCACCTGCGTATTTCCGGTTGACCCCCATGAGGTGGTATATTGAAAACCACGGGCATTATTGGCATCTGCCAGGCGACTCTTCGCCTTGGTAAGCTTGATGGTGAGTCCGGCACGCTTCTCGGCGAGTTCCTGGATCTGCTTCTTGGCGCCCTGCACCTCATAGAGCCTTACCAGGCTGTTGATGTAAGCCTTCAGTGCCTTATCCGATGCCTTGAATTTCTTGGTGGTCTGGTCGATGGTGGCGTTGTAATGAGGAACAATCCTGTTGAGTGCTTCCACCGCCTTGTATCTCTCGTCCATGGAGAGTTTCTCGTCCTTGGCTGCCTTTACCAGGTTATCCAGCTTCAGCTTTTCCTCCACTACCTGCTTCTGAGCTTCTGCCTTGATGGCATTGAGCGCCTTCTGCGACTGTGCTGCTGCATCGGCTGCCTTCTTCATCTCCCACAGCTTCATGGCGAGGAGTACCACGCCTGTAGCAATCAGCCCGAAGACGCTTGCCTTCATCGTTGCATTCATGGCGGTCCAGGCATTCTTGGCAAGCGTCACCCTGCCCGTGAGCAGGTAGAAGCCCGCCTGCAGCAGCTTCAGGAGTCCGGTTCCGGTAGCGCATATCACGTTCCATGCCTGCTGGGCTGCAGCAGCACCCTTGGTCACGACGATGTTCGATTTGATGGCGTTGCTGGTGGCTATCGCTACAACCGTGAAGGCTGCAAGCAGGATGCCGAGTGTCTTCACTACGCCCTGATGCTTCACGCACCAGGAAATGAGACTGATGGTGTTCAGCTGCATATCTGCATAGGCATCATCCCATTGTTCCTTGAGGGGAAGGATTTCGTCACCCAGTGCCTTCTGGGCATTCTCTAGCTCCACCGTTTTCTGCGCCGCCCGGTCGGCTGCGCTGATATAGGTCTCTCCTGCCTTGGCAAGCTGGGTATCCACAATCTCTGCCACAGCCTTCATGAAGTCGCCCGTCTCCTTGGTCTTCTCTGAGATTTCTGCTGCGGAGATACCCAGGTTATCGAGGATCAATGGAGACTTGCGTCCGAGACCGGTTACGATACTGTCGGTCATATATTCAACCGACTGACCTGTCTGCTGAGCCTTCAGCTGGGCAAACTGCAAGTACTTACCGAGGTCTTCGAGTGGTATGCGGAAGTCCTTGGCTTGCACGGCTGCGGTCATCAACTGCACATCATTGACAGTGTTCTTGGTTGCCTTGCGAAGATTCTCCAAGAGGTCAGGCTGATCCATATCCTTGAAGGCCTTGGTCACACCATCGGCGGTTTCTGCCATCTCCAAGCCACCATCAATAAGTTCTTTGACGGAATCTTTGAAACCTTGTGCGTAACTACCAAAGAGTTCTGCTGCCTTGGTCATCATGTTACCATATAGCATTCCGTTAGCTTGGTCGCTAGCCGCAAGTTCACCAAAACTTTTAGCGTTCTGTTTCAATTCAGCCATTCTACTGCTTACCTCTTGCAACTTTTGCTTCAATATATCATAAAGTTCTGGGTTGAGCGTTTTTGAGGTATTTTCAAATTCCCTCTGCAAACTTTTCTGCTGCTTCTTTAATTGACTCATAGTCATATCAAGCACATTGAGTTTACTGGTCTGCTCACCTATCTGAGAGGTAAGGTTGCGAATTTCCTTACCAGTCTCGGTATATTGCTTCTTGAGATTCTTGTAGGTATCAGTCTCTTTCTTGCCAGCTGCCTCCAGCTGAATCATCTGGCTGAGCCGTGCCTTGTTCTCGGAGCGCAGCTTCTTGCTCTGCTGCTCCAGCCGGTATATTTCCTTTTGGGCTGCTGCCGTCTTCACATCGACGGTGTAGCGAATTTCGTCTTCCGTTAAATGTTTACTTGCCATAACTTATGATTTTTGAGGGTTGAGTGACTTTTCCAGTTCCTGACGGATGCCTTGGCGTATCTCATCCGTGAAGCCATAACGGAGCTTAGGGAACGTCTCGTGATAGAGCACGCCCCATACCACACGGTTGTAGAGTGCCAGGTTCCTGCGCTTGAACTTGCTGATGCGGTCGTTGCGCTGGCGGTACTGCATATCCAGGAAACGGAGATAAGGAAGGATGCGCACGAAGATGGTGCGGTTCTCGCCCGAGATCTGACTGTCGAACGAGTGAGCGGAGAGCGTGGTGAGCAATCTGCCGGTACGGCGCTGATAATGATTGCGCACCACGTTCTCCTGTGTGGAGTATATCTTCAGGATGCCTTCCTGAAGAGTCTCGTGAACGAATTTCTTTTTAACAAGACTGTCTGTTACCATATTCTTTGTACATTACTAATTAGTAATGCAAATATAGTAACAGACAGGCGAAGGGCAAAGGACTAGTACCTGAAGAACTTTACGTATATAAGTATTCCAAACAAAGGAGTAAATATGGTACATAAGGTCAGATAAACAAGCCATTTTGCGAACATCCTTGATCCGACAATAAACGGTCCAAGAGCAAGCGCAATCACGAACGACACGAACTGCACGAAGCCAAAGAAAGTATCTAGCATAATCTCAATAGTTTTAATAGTTACAACGTTATTACTTCTCGGGTGCAAAGATACACCGATTTTTCTGAAAAACCAAATTTTCGGGAAAGAAAAAGGCGGCTACCCTCACGAGCCGCCGCCTTTCTGTCTCATCATTTTGAGTTTCCTAATAAATGAAAATTTACTAAAAACATTGTTTATATAATGTAATAACCAAAAAAGACTATTTCTTGCGATAAGCACGGAACTCCTCGTAGTTCTTCTTGCTTATCTCGAAGCAGGTGGTGATATGAACCTTGCTCAAGTCGTGAGTCTCCTTCTTGTCCTCGAACAACTTCTCTACATAGTGAAGGCACTCCATGAGCGGGAACTTGTCCCCGTCTATCACCTCCACCGTGAAGTCGTACATCAGGTTGGAGTCACGGTCCTTGTCAGGAATAGAAGCCTCGCCGTAGTAGTACTTCACCGGCTTCTTTCCGGTGAGAATCTCCGTGAGCTTCTCATGCATCTCCTTCAGCTGGGCATCGGTAATGCCGGCAATATACATGCCGTTCATGCTGAGCATGTGGCGGCGCTTTACCTCACCATAGTCGTTCACCTCGCACTCATCAAAGATAGGGTGCATTCTCTCCTCGTTCAATTCAGCAGCCTTCTTTGCTGCATCTGTATTCTGATTGTTCATAATTTACTAGTTTAATTATTGTTGTTACTTATTGGTTCGCTCCATCAATTTGCAGGCACCAACTACCATCATACGGATATCCTCATCGTTCTCCAAGGCCGCACGCATCATATTGATGAGCGTTTTATTGTCACCATTGCAGCCAAATGCCATTCCTCTGGTGTTGTCATTGTTATTGTTATGACTGTCGCATGTGGCTATCAGCAGGAAACCTCTTTTCTCTTCCTGATCGGTCCATTCATTCAGCAGCTTGAAAACTTTCTGTATGAATTCCAGCGGCTTGACATCCTCGGGAATTACTACGTCTGCTCCCTCGCCAATTTCCATTGCTTCTGAAGCTTTCTTATTGTTCTTCATCGCTCATTCCTCCTTTCTTGTCTCTGGTCCAACCTGGGTGAAGGAGTCCTTCCTCGGCTCCCGTGAGTACCCCCCCCGAATTTCTGTACCACTCGAAGAGGTTGTGGCGCTTGCTCTGAATCTCCTCGTTGGAGGAAGACCAGCGGTTCTTGGCCTCGGCCTTGCCCATGCTATGCTTTCGACCGGCATCATTTCGCAGTTTCTTCAGCTGGCGAAGAGTCTGCTCGTAATACTCCTTGGCTCTCTCGTAGTCATCGCGGGCTTCGCGAAGCTCAAGGTTTGCCTGGTGTTCCATCTCCAGTATTTTGGTCAGGGTATCATCATACTCCTGCTGGAGGTCGGCTATATCAGTGGCGTAAGCTGCTCTTGCACCCGAAAGCTCGATGGTGTTGAATTTAAGAAGCGAATGAAACTGCTCCGTGGTGAGCGGCTTGTCATTCGTTACGTCCTGTGCACCGTTATTGACTGGTGCCTGGTTCTGCGCTGCCTGAGCAGCGGTATTCTGTACTTGATTATTATTATTCTCCATAATCATTAATTTGAATTAAGTTGTTCCATAAATACTTGCGTTAATAATTCTCTGGGTGCAAAGGTACGGAATTCCTGCCTTTGCACAAAGGACAAACTTATAAGCCCGGTATGGCTACTTTCCGTCCTCCCCTACCGGGCGCCAATACAGGGCGAAGGTGTTGCACTCGGCGAAGCTGTCGGCATCGCTGTCATCTGTCCAGATAAACGGGATGCCGCCGTCGTAGCGCATGCCGTCGGCAAGCATCGTGCTCTCGTGGCACACATCGGGCGTGCGAGGATCGTGGAATCTTACCTTGGCTCCCTTCATGAAGCCCTCTGCCACCTTCAGGAACTCCTTCGACTTGAAGATAAACAGCTTGCTGCCATGTATCCAGAATTGAAGCAGCCCGCTATGCGTCATGCCGCATACTCTCTTGCTCAGGACGAAGGCTTCCTTGTGGGTAATGTTTTTCTGGCCTATGGCACTGATAGTTGTCATCGTGGCATCAGGGTAGAAGATCCTGTACTCTTCCAGGCGTTCGTTCGCCTTCTTTATTATATTCTTCTCAGCCATAGCTACATCACCTCCCCTCCGAAAATGAATCCGCCTACTGCTGCCAAGGCTATGAAGCCCAGAAGGCCTGCCATGGTCATCGCTACCTCGCCATAGGTAACCGCTTCCTCACAGAGGTGCGAGAAGGTCTCGCTCTTGGTATGCCAAAGGCGGCATGCCTCTGCCTTCACCTCTTTCTTCAGGGCTTCCACGCCCTCACCTACACTTGCGCCCGCAGGGTTCATGCCCAGCTGATGCGCATTCAAATTAATAGAATTCTGCATAATTGCCATCTTGTTTCCATTATAGACCGGCCTTGATGTATAGATACAATGGTGGCGGTCACATTCACCGCTGGAAACAAGATGGTAGCTTTCCCTGAGAAGGGCAAACGTAATCTTACGGATCATGCAACCGCCATATCGTAAAGACCTTTTCCCCGCTGCCGGGAAAATGATACTTTAAAGGCATAAAAAAAACCCACGGCGTGAAGCCTAGGCGAATACTGTCGCCATCTCAGAGTAGATTACTACTATCTTGTTTCCGTTGGCAAAAGTACGAAGAAAATCCGGAACCACCAAATATTTTTCGAAAAAAATTCTCACGATGAGAATAATTAACATAAAAACATGCTGTAGAGCATAAAATCGGGGTGATTCGGGGGATTATTCGGAATCAATCGGAATCAATCGGAACGAAAAAGCCCCCGATGCATCTCGCACCAGGGGCTTCTAAAGCGATCTTTTAATTTTTAATTCCATGAAGTACAATCGGCATGGAAGCCGACCGAACTGTTCTTTAAACGTATTGTAGAACTGGTCTATCTATCAACATACCAGCATCTAAATCTCCTTTTACTTTAGCAATGCCTTGTCTAATCTTCTCCAAACTCTTGCCTTGTGGCAGTTTGATGCCCGCAGCGTATTGGCGAAGAAGTGATGCGTTCATGCCGATATACTTGGCGAACGCTGTGATACTTATCGGATAGTAGTTGAAGAATGCGCCGACATCGAAGACGAAGTGGAAATCCAGATCAGGAAACTCTTTGCCCTGCTCCTTAAAATCCTGTATAGCCTCGTCACGGCAAACATAGAAATCCTCAATGGCAGCCTGTGCCGTTTTGCCATCGCCACATAAGCCGAATCCCAAACCTTCCGAGTCTTTCGCCAAGAAGCAAGCGAACAAATCCTTGCCAGTCTCTACTACTACTGTAACCTTTCTTGCCATATCTTTTTATTGTTAAAAGTTGAATCAAAGCAAAAGCGACTTTATATTATTGTATTCATGAGCCATGAGGGACAACCCGGGCTTAAAGCCCGAGCTGTCGATAGATAGATTTCAGAGTTCCTTGCGGAACCTCTGCCGTTCCATGCCGGGCGACTGGCGCATCCTTGCCGTTGGCTGGGTTGAACCATTTGTCGTGCCGACCACCATGACGAAGAGGAAAGCATCCTGCCTTCCTTAACTTCTTGTACAGTTCACTGTATTTCATGTTGTTGCAATAAATATAAAAGTCGCTTTGTCCTCATTGGACGATGCAAAGATAACAATAAAGTTACTAACTGCCAAATATTTCGGTAACTTTTTTGTTACGTTAACTAAACTTTAACATTTCTCCCCTGGGAAGGCCGAAAATAAGCGGGAAAAAGTGTATCTTTGCAGGAAAGAAATGTTTCACCTATTTAATATATATATAAGGTATGGAAAAGATAATAAGTAACAAGGTTCGCAAGAACCTGAACGAGCACACCGCCCGCATCATCCTGGAACGCTCAGACAGAATGGCCAGCAGCACGCTGGAGCAGCTCCGCAAGTCAACCGACCGTGCCTACACCATGACAGGGTTCCTGCTCACGGTGTTCATCGCCCTCACGGCATTCGTATTCTCCAGCCCGTCTTTATGGCAACTCTCTACTGCTGTGGTTCTATGGTCAGGCATCTTTATTGCGCTATACATCATGGTAAACCAGGTGCTGTGGGTACACCCCTTCCGACATACGGGAAATGAACCCAGGAACATGATACAGGAGGAGAATATCGACAGGCTCCTGAAGAACGGGTACAACCAGGAAGAGATGAATGCCCTATACTCCATCAATACCCTGCTCGATGCCATCAGCCATAACCAGGATATCATCGACCGCAACAAGAGTATTCTTGCCGACCGCTGTGACCATATAGAAAAAGCAATGACGGTGATCAGGTGTACAGTCATCATCGCCACCATCATCACCGCCATCTCGCTTCTAGCCTCTGTTCTGGGGATGTATCACGGTTCCGCCATTTGAGCGGTCGTCTCCACCTCCACGCTGAGGAATCCAGTCGTCATCGTCTGTTGGTTTCATAATCATAAAAAAGGGCCCGTGCATCCGGAGAGCAGTCCTTCAGCACGAGCCACACAGCTGTATTTCTTTTCACTTGTTATGTACAAACTCTGCTCAATCTGCACACAACCCTAGTTCAATGTCATCATTATGCCTGCAAAGATAGTACTTTTCTTTGAAACCATCAAACATTTTACTGTTTATTTTCAGAAAATAAGCAAGAAAGGCCCCGATGCATTGCTGCACCGGGGCTGAGTTGAGTTATTGAACATGTTAGCTATGCTAACTGCAATGCGCCACAAGGCTATGGCGACTTCTGTCTTATGGGGAACGATGACCCCAGCCTCATTATATCCTGTCCGCAGCCGCACGCAAGCGATTAGAAACATCGCAAAGTGCTCCACGGAGCATAACCTTCTCCTCTTCGGTGAAACCGCCTACACCACCATTTCCGTCAATGCCATCGAGCTTATGATAAAGCCATGATGCCGATTTCCCGAAATAAGCGTGTGCTATCTCGCGCCATGATACCGTCATCTGGATATCCTGTATGCGCTGCTTTACTGTGCTGTCCTTAGCCTGCTTCATTGTTACTTCCATAATCTTATGCTTTTTAATGCCCTCCCCGAAGGGAGGGGTTTTGTTAATACTTGGTATAATACTCGGGTGGCTCAATCATCTCATCAAACAGCTGCTGAGCGTACCATAATAACTGTGGATTACCTCTAGGGTATGACTTTCGGAAGTTTCTGATAGCTTCTATCAGTTCTTCCTCTTTTTCTGTTACTAAAATCTTTTTCATTTCGTTTTCTTTTAAGACGCTGCAAAGATACTACTATTTTTCGTAGTAGCCAAATATCTAGTACGAAAAATCGTAGTATTAACTATGTTTAAGCTTTCTATTCATGAAAAGATAGAAAATGAGCGGAAAAAAGCGTATCTTTGCAGGAAAGAAATGTTTCACCTATTAATATATATAAGGTATGGAAAAGATAATAAGTAACAAGGCAGCATCCTTTGCCAGCATGGAGCTTGCCAGATTTACGCTGGAACGGGCAGACCTGAGAGCCGGCAGCATCCTGGAACAGTACCGCAAGTCAACCGACCGCAACTATACGCTGGCGGGGTTCATCATGACGGTGTTCATGGCACTCACGGCTTTCCTTGCCACGGAAAAGATGACCCTGATGCTGATGGCTATCACACTCCCTTTATGGGTAGGAACCGGATCGGCACTGCTCATCCTGTTCTGTAAGGTAATGTGGGTACACGACTTCATGGCATCGGGCGATGATGCCGCCATGATGCTGAGGGATGATCTGGTAGATGTGGCCATGAATAAGGGATTGCAGGATGAAGGAAAGGCAAACGATGAGTACCTGCACCATCTCGTGATATCATCCATCAGGCGCACCCTTAACGCCACGGAGCATAACCGCGCCTGCCTTTACAGAAGAAACCGCCACGTAAAACGAGCAATGACCGCAATCATTGCCTCGGTGATAGTGAGTGCAATGACTACGGTCATCATGCTGGCCTTATCTTCTCTTGGGATTATCCCCGTGACTTGATGTATCCGGATAACTGTTCGGATCTTCTGGCCAACCATCCTCATTGTAGTTTGGTTTCATAATCATAAAAAAGGGCCCGTGCATCCGGAGGGCATTCCTTCAGCACGAGCCACAAAACTTAGAGAGTGTTTCATATAACAGTCGCCACACGCAAGCCATGCCCTGCCTGCGAATAGCTATCGTTTATCTCTTCATTCCGCCTGCAAAGATAACACTTTTCTTTGAAACCATCAAACATTTGGCTGATTATTTTCAGAAAACGGCAAAAAAAAGTCCCCGATGCATCACGCACCGGGGGACCGCAACCTAAAAACAAATTATTTAATTTTAAAATAAATAGGGCCGCCGAAATCGCTATGATAAACGGAATGCTGGCGGCATTTTAAGTGAGAAGTATTAACACACGCTTGTGAGTACTTATAACCATTTTCCTTTTAAATATAACATGAATATTTTAATCACGATCTATTCTTTCTATTTAGTAAAGAGTATAACCTTGGGATAGGAAAGCCGGGTGTGAGGATTCTGGCTCACCACCTCCATGCGCACGCCCTTGGTTCCGTAGCGGAAGAAGAGAAACTTCTTCGGAACACGATGGATAATCATCTGAAGGGTGTCGCGGCTCTCGATGTGTGCCGTGAAGCTGTCACCCCTGATGGTTCCCCGCAGGCTCATCCATGGATCACTCCAGGATACTTGCTGCGGGGACCTTGGATAGGAATGGTAGGATAGAAGCACATTAGAATCCTTATCAGCTTCATCATATATGGAGTCGGTGGTAATGGCGGCATAAATATCCGCAGTAGCTAAAGAGGAAGTCTTGATAGCCGCCACCATCCGACGGGGGTTTATCTTCAGGTCCTTGCTTGTAGCGGCAAGGAGGGAATCGGGGATACGCTTCAGGCTGGATGGCTTCAGGGACATGGCTGAAACTGATGCCATCGGCTTGCCCGCCTGCGTCTGCCCTATCTCTACCTTGCCGTTGTGAAGAAGAACATCCTGGTTTTCGCCAGTGCTGGACTCCCGCCCGAGGTCATGGCATTCTCTGAACGCCATGACCAGTGCGAACGGGATCAGCACTAACATAATAACCTTAAGAAAACTAGTAAACCTACTGTCAATCATTTGTAATTAGACAATAATAACCTTAACTTATTTTTATAAACTAAAACATCTACGAAACCGTTTACCTGCATCTGCACTACTTGCACTTCTTCTGCACCGTCTTGATGATGGAAGTAATGGTAGTGAGGTAGGCAGGATCGGTGGCATACTTGCAGCCCACGCCGTCGCATATCTTCCGGGCAAACGTAAGCGGATCCTTGCGGTATGGCCAGGCATCCTTGTAGCCCGACTTCTGGAAGAGCCGTTCATGCTCCTTCAGGCAGTCGGCAAGGGAGTCGAAGTCCTTGAAGGCACGTTCTACGGTGTAATACCAGAGGTTCTTGCCTTTTACCTTGCACACGGAGAGAATACGGTCGGGTGCCTTGAACTTCTGGTCCGGCGTCTTGAAGTATTCGTGAGTCTTCACCATGACGATGGCTCCGTCCCACTGGCTACCCTTGGTAATGCCGAAGAGGTTGGCCTTGCCGATAACCTTCTTGCCCCATCCCGTCTCAAGCATAGCCTGGGCGGTGACGAAGGCTGCATCTATCTCGGTGTTCGCCTCCTTGGCGGCAGAATACACCTGTTGGGCGAATATGATCTGAGCTTTTGTTGGCATATTATATAATGTATTTATTTATCCTTGGTAAAATCGATTGTCTTCCCGATGTATTCTCCGCTGTCGTTGAAGTCCTTCAGTCGCTTCACGAAATTCTTGGGCAGTATAGGGTATATCGCCTGTATGTTCTCGATGATGGAGAAGACCTCCCTTACCATCATGAACACGCACATATAATCACCTATCCACTGCATCGGGCCTACCACGTTACCGTTTACCGTGGCATGGCTGGCAAAGTTGCTGAGGATCATCAGGAACACATATATTACTATCTTCTTGGTGAACCGGGAGAAGAAGGATTCGCTTGACGCATCCTTGTGGATGAGGTGCTTCCATACACCCAGGATGGTGTCGATGGCTATGGCCACCGCAATCCACTTGGCAAACTCCCAATCCTGGAACAGATACTGGGTCCCCTCCATCACTACCGTGAGAGGGAGCGACGTGATTGCTATCATCGGTATATTGCGTTTATATTGTTTCATATCATTTCGGCCTTATGATTTTCGACGTTGCAAAGGTACGTAATTATTCCGAGGGTGCAAAGGACTGCTGGCGCGCCATCTTGCGGGCCAGACGGTGGGTATCGAGAATGTCGGCGCCCTTGGCAGAGAGCATGAGGGTCCAGCCGTAGCTCTGAAGCTCGGCAGAGACAAACGGGATGATCTCACAGTTGGTAATGCTCTCGCGGTCCATCCAGTAGAGTCCTTCAGTCTCCACGTCTGCCATGATGCGTGCGTGCACCTTGGAGAGCATCTGAAGCGTGCGGTCGTTGACGATGACCCTTTCGAGCATATCGGCATTGCTGGATAGTTTCTGCGCCACCGTTACTGCTATACGCTGGGTACACTCGAAGCTTCTGTGCCCATCGTCCTGCATATCCACTTCGCCGTAATCTACGAAGAGGAAGGAACCCGTAAGCTTGTCGATGCGCTGCTTCAGCTCATCGAACGACTGTCCATATACGTAGTTCTGGATCTCGGGAACCAGTTCCTTCTCCTCCATCTTGCCGAGGATATCGAGGGTGGTGGCATATTCCTCCATGCTGCTCTCGCCCTTGGTGGCGATGCCCTTGATGATGCCGGAGTTCTGAGGGAACTTGGCAAAGTATGTAAATAAATCCAATAACATAAGCTTTATATTTTTGTCGCAGGAAGGTTTTTCCTGCCCTGGTTAAATAATCTTTTTCACTATCTCAAGCGGCAGCCCCACCTCGTTGGCTATCTTGGCCACGTCCATGCCGGCAGTTCTAAGAGTCTTCACGCCATCGATGGTCTTCTTGCGAAGGATGCGGAGATAGGTGAGCACATTCATGCGCTCCACCTGGGAAGCGTTCCCCAGCCCATCCTTGGAGAGGTCGTAGAGCGCATCGGTGGCATCAGCGGTAATGGCACTCTCTTTCGGGAGGTCGAACTTGGTAAGCAGGGAGAATTCCGTCTTTCTGAAGATGAAATTGTTCACGGCTGTGAAGTTCAAGGCTATCGCCCGAAGCGTGTTCGCCGGAAGCTTCCTGAACTCAGCTGCCAGCTTCTGGGCTTTCTCGGAGGAATACTCTCCTTTTTTAAAGTAGAGTACGGCAGCCAACAGCGGAAGACTCTCCTCGCCCATATCGAGCAGTTGCCTCGCCTCGATATACTGAAGGGCGGAAAGCGAACAGGTGAGCGAATTGTAGTCGGTGCTTACCTCATAGCCATAATATGCCTTCTTGTCGATGAAGACGATGGGCAGCATCTGTCGGCAGAAGCAGAGGTCGAGCACGAACTTATCTTCTTTCTCCTTATAGAAAAAGGAAATCTGGCTGGCAATACTCACAAAATTTTCAAGGTTCCGCTCGTAGCTCTCTATTTTCCTTACGTCCCATTTCATCAGGTGGCAAAGGAACAGGCACTTGACAACACCTAGTGAATACTGCCCACTCTCCATGAGGGAAAGCAGGTCTGTCAGCTTCAGATACTGCTCAGAAGTGAGCAGGTCCCATGAGTTCGGGATTTCGTATTCCTTCCCGTTGGCTCTTACGGATATCGACTTTTTCATAAGCTATGGCATTAAGTACATGTTATCATCCATGCGGTTCTCGGCTGAGAAGGAAAGGAAATCGTTGCCTTCCTGGGCATCGAGAAGCATATCCACATTATGCAGCAGATCTTCCACCTCTCCGTCGAGCTGGGTGGCGAGCTGCAGCGCACGGCTCGCTTCATCACTACCCTGGCGGGTGGAGGTATTGTCGTCAAAGAGGTTTCTTATGGTGGCAGGGAACTCCAGGATATCGAATCGCCTGAGAGCCTTCGCCACCGTCTTCTTCACCAGGGCACGCTTCAGCATGGGCAGCGCCTTCTGGGCAAACTCGGCAAACGCCTGATCTTCCCCACCCTTTTCAAGGCGGTCGAAATAGGCTCCGATACTCTCGTCGAGCACTTCCTTCTGCAAGGGAACGCAGCGGAAGAAGAAGAGGTACGAGAGGTCGATGGGATAGATTTCATCGAATTCATCGGCGGTATCCACCTTCAGCTTGCTGAGCATTTTGTAATAGTTGGTCTTGCGCCAATCTTCCATGACAAGGCGAATTTCGGCGGTTTCATCGGAAACTATCTCCTCGGAAAGTTCCGAAATCAGCGAATCCATCGCATTGAAGTAGTTTTCCATATAAGAACGCTTCATGCCTTCCAGTTCGTACTTGTAGAGGTTGATATCGTTCTTGCGACGGTTCACGGCATCAAAGATAATCTGTGTGGCTAGCGTAAGGTTTGCCATGGCAGTGCGGAGAAAGTCCTTGATGCAGCTTTCCTCTTCCTGGATGGCTACGATATCATTGAACGTGTTGCCGCCAATGATGGCGACAACACGCTTGCGTGCGGCTACGGCAGAACCCTGAAGGCTGTCGAAGTCGGCGCTGGTATCAGCACCAGGCGCGCAGTTGCAGAACTGTGCGTAGCTGCTGAATAACAGATTGAGTTGAAATTTCTTGTTCATGCCTGTTGCTGGTTAAGTCGTTGGGATGGTGTAATATCTTCCTGTCGCTGAGGAACCTCGCGATAGAACCCGAGTCGGCAGCCCTGCCTGTAGAGTTCGGGGAAGTTCATGCGCAGTGCCCAGTTGAGCGGTTCTGCGCATACCTCGTCCTCTGAGGTGAGCGACATGATGTAGATGAGATAATTATAATAGGTGTCGCTTCCGCTCTTCGAGATGACTCCATCCTTATCTACGGCAGAGATGGCAGCATCGAGACCTACGGAAGAAAGGAGGGCTTGCTCGGTACGCTTGTCGTAGGAGATGAGCGCCTCGATATATTCCTTGTACTTGAGGTCGATGGTCTCCACCTTCCACGCCTGCTCGTGTCCCTGGGCATCCATGAAGGAAATGGAAGAAAAGCCCTTGCCCTGATTGTCTGCACCCGAGAGATAGGAACTGAACTTGCGAACCTCATCGCGGACGTAGCGAACCATGCACGACTCCTTGAAGTCGGTTCCGATATCGATGCCGTTGTACTTCAGCAGTTCCATATCCTTCGCCTTGCGCCGCTTGTTCTCCTCGCAGAGCTTGGTCATCTGGGTGCGCTTGCTCTGGATCCAGGCGTTCGGAATGATGACGTGAACCTTTGCAGCGAGGGAGTTTTTCAGAAAACTGTTGATATATCGGGCGGTCTTGTTACTACCCTGGATGTAAGGTCGGGCGCCCTGATGCGTCTCGTTGGCTCCGTAATATTCATCTACGGATTTCTCGCGATGGTGGGAGATGGCAGCGAAATGGTAGTTATCCACCTCGTTGAAGCTGAACTTCGGGTAAATCTGGTAGCTCGATAGGCCATAAACAAAACGTCCCACTACCACCTGCTTGAAGTCACCGTAGGAGATAAGTTCTGAAGCTACGTCCTGACGGGTAGTTGCCAGCCGGCAGTAACGGTTCTCCATGGCTTCGAGGGCAGCCACCGGCTTACCCATGCCTATCATCTTGCCTCGGGTAAAGCGCCACTTCACGAAGAAGTCGCCGAAATAATAGAAGTTCTTGATGCAGGTCTTGCAGAACTCTTCTACTGAAGGGATGCCACGGGAACTCCAGGAGTCGAGCCATTCCATCACCTCGGGGTGTTCCTCGTACTTGCGTACCAGTTTACCGTCCTCGATGGCCTGCTTATATACGGCGAGTCCGTGACCATAGAGCATCTTGATTTCCTTGGAGTAGAGACGTGGAAGCAGTCGGTTCTCCTTAATCTCCCTGGTCACTTCGTCGCATTGCTGGTTGTTGTAACCCCGCATCAACACCTGGTAGCCCTGTATGCCCAGGTAGTGGTGCTGCTGCATCCAGAGCGTGCCACCGAATGGAGACTCCAGCAGTGGCGACTGGAAAAGCTGATCTGCACCCATGGCAGGGTCGCCTTTGCCCAGCTGGAAGGTGAAGGTATTGCCATCGGCAAGGTAGATGCCGGCGTTGCCATACATGTCTATTTCATAATCCTTATTCATAGCCAATTTATTTTGTGTAGTTTATATCCGTCCTGAGGGAAGCCCATGAACCTGATGAGGATGCGATAGCACATCTTAGGTTCTCCATGTTCATCGGTGAAAAGGAAATAATTCTCTCCATCGATGGCGAAGCATTCCCTGGGCAGCTGGGTACGGTATTTACAGTGGCGGCGTATCTGGAGCTTGGCGCTTGCCTCTCCCCTCTGTCTGGAATAAGGGTAGAAGGCTAGGGTAAACTCCCCATCGGGAAGCTTGCTTATCTCCCTTGCCCACTGCAATGCCGTGATACCATCCATGATGATGTTCTTGCTGTTCCTGTTCATGATGATGCGAAGATAGTGAAAAATTATCGCCCCGCAAAAGACCGGCTGCACCCTGGGGTCGTCATATTTCCGAACTTTTCAAGGCCTGCACCTCTCTTCCCCCTTCCCAGCGGTGCGTGCACGTTTGGGTGACGCATTTTTCGGGATTTTTCCCCGGGCGGGGCTATTTGGACTGATTATCAGCATACTTTCATTTTCACCCTTTCATTTTGCGTGAATTATTGTTTTCCGCTCGTAATTTATCGCTGTGGAAACAGGATATTATCCATCGTTTATATCTCGAAATTATCGGGCAAATCGGTAGGATACGTACTTAATTCCGCCTTTACGGCATCAGAATAAAGACCGTAGAGCAGGTAAATCATGGCGGAGGGAAGCTGCGTGGTGAGTCCTGCCTGGTTCTTGAGCAGCTGCTTCTTCTCGGAACTCTTGTCAAGTTCTATCTTGCCATCAGTCTTCTTCAGAGGGGAAATCATGATGGCACTGCATAGGTTCTTGCACTCGTTCTCATCGATGCGGACCACGGGAAGCAGCGGACTGCGCTCGCCAAACAGCATCTGGCAGAGTTTGAACTGCTGCCAATGGTAGATGGTAGGTGCATCCTCGTTGTAGAGCACCACCATGAAGCCATACGACTCCAGGGCTGCCTTCAGATTGAGCGAGTCGGTGGTTATCTGTTCCCGTTCCTCCCTGCGCTTGTTGCCGGCGCGGTCCGGGTAGAGATAGATGGTCTTGTTGACTGCTGCGGATCCGAAGAACTGGTGCACCTCTGCCACCAGGTCGTTGTAGTCCTTGGGCAGGAAGGCAAAGAACTCCTTGATGATATCGAGCCGCCTGCCATAGTCCTTCTTTTGGGCTACGATGAGCGACTGGAAGTTACCGGGGTCGTAACCCATGTAGAGCGGTTCCTGAGGATCGTAGTGAAGTAGATACTCGGCAGAGAGGATGAATCTATCCTTCAGATTCAGGCGAAGGATGGATTCGTACTTGTAGCTATCCTTGAACTGATGCCTTACGTGGTCGTAGTTGATGAAGAACTTGTTGGTCACCTCCTTGTGTCGGATGGCACAGATGGCGGTGAGGAACTCGTCGGTATCAAGGGTATCGAGCTGCGTCTTGAAGAACTTAGGACCGAGAATATCCTTGTTGCAGAAGGAGGATGCACGGATGTAGAAGATGGCATTGCGGCGCATGTCGGCAAGGCGTGGCTTCCATCGCTCCACGAAGGAATTGAGCCTTACTGTCTCCAGTCGCATTTTCTCCAGAAGTACCGGATCCTTGGAGTCTCTCTCCTGCTGCCTGAGGACAAAGAGACGGTAGAGACTCCGGTTAACCTCCAGGGCTACTGTAGCTATCTCCTCGATAAGCTTCGGGTTCACCTTCTTCTCGTAATCCTCGAACCAGTCATCCTCACCGAGGTCAACTCTTGCGGTATCGCTCACACCGGTAACGCCTTCATAATAAGCAGAGCATCGCACGTTGGCTGGACCTCCACGCAAGGATGGGAACAGTCGGGTCTTGAGCTTTTCTCCGCTGTTATGCTTCATCTCCTCCACGAAGGCGTGCACGGCATTTCTACCTGCCACGGATTCCGGCTGGTCGCTGGATACCAGCTGAAGGTGGGCGCCATTGCGGAATATCACGCTGTGCTTGGCATAGGCTATCGGGTATCGGGGCTTACGGAAATGGGAAGGCAGCGTGCTCTCCCCTACCACGTAATCGATACCATATTCAAGCATGGAGCGCTGCTGTCCGTTCACTACTACCTGACGGGAGAAGTATGCCTGGATGTTAGGCCAGACGTTGGTCATCAGCGCCACATAGGTCTTGTGAACCAGGAAAGATAGCTCCCCTGGCATATCATTGGCCACGCGTATCAGGCGAGGTCCCGTCACGCCTTCGGTCTTACCTCCGGCACGGGCTACCTCGGCAAAAAGCATATTTGGGTCGATGATGTTGGCAAGCAGCTGCATGTTATTCATGTAGTAATGCTCGAACTCCCCTATGGTATTATCATTCAATATCAGTTGGCTCATCGCTTATTTCCTCCACTATTTCCGCTTCCTGAATATCAGCATCACGAAGCAAACGTTTCTTCTCTGAACTCTCGATAGGCAGACCATCGATGAGTGAAATATAAAAGCCGCGGTTATGCTTGGCGGCAATCTCCTTGAGACTCTTTTTCTGAAAACCTAGCTCCTCAGGAGTGACCTCCGGAGTGATAAGGAACACAACGCCGAGGTCTCGGTCGGCTTCTGCCTGCTCGGATGCACGGCGGCGGCATTCCAGAGCCTGGTCCATGCAGGCCTTCTGCATCTTATAGTCTCGTTTGGCAGAGCAGAGCTTGGCAAGGTCCTCATACTTGTTGGCAAAATCGTTCTCCCAGATCTTGATGCTTACGTTGCAATCCACGTTGAAGTAAGATATTGCCTGGTTGATGCGTGTCATACAGGTGCGCACATCGAGGGTAATCTTCTGCTGTGCGGCTATGCGCTGCTTGAGTTGGCGGGCGCCACGGGTTATGTTGCGCTCATACTCGTATATTTCGGCAGCCCATTGAAGTTGCTTCAGGAAGATCTGTACATCGTCCGGGATACCTTCACCGTCGCCTGTGGTCAGGAAGGTGGTGATAAGGTCGGGGTGTACGCTTTCCAGCTTTTCTATCTCGCTTTTCATACGCCGAACAACTCCTTTCTTAGTTTAAGTTCCTCCCGATCCTGCATGCGCTCATTCAGAAGCTTGATGGCATCGAGGTCTCCATTGGATGCCATCTCAGCTATTTTCTTGTCAGCCTCTAGCTGAGCCTGTTCGAGCACACCTCCGTTCTTGACCATCGAAACGCAGGTTTTTGCAATCTTCTGTAATTCCGTCTTATCCATCTTGTCCATCTGTTTTTTCTGATTTATCACTATACTGTTCCATCACCATCTTGAACATGCGTTCACGTTCCTGATGCCGCTGGAGGTTCTCACGGTCGCTGGCACGTTTATCCTTGCGATCATCTCTTTTAATGTAGCTCTTATAGCGCTTGATATTATCGAGCGTGTTCTTGTGCTTATGAAGAAACTCGGCAGGGTCCTTCTTGAAGAGCTTCACGAGTTCGTCGAATTCCGACTTACCCTTCAGCAATGGATGCTTGTATAGGAACTTGCCTGTATCGTTGTACGCCTTCAGCTCATCGAATGCCTGAAGGTTGCGGATGCGGAGTTCTGCCATGGCAGCCACATCGTTCGCCTTTGGTTTTTTATCCAGAAGCTCGTCGAGTTTCTTCATTTTACGCCATGTGTTGATGCGGTCGTTGTAGATGACGGTTGCCATCTGCACGTCCTCGTTGGAGAGGTTGTCCCAATCGATATTAGGATATTCCTCTTCCTTTTGAACTACTTTTTTTTTTGAGTTCCTCATCCTGCCCGGCTGCATCGTGAGCATCAGGTTCCGGAGATGGATCACCTTCAGGTGCATCAGGTGGGGTGTCGGATGAAGTATCAGAAGATCCTTCAGGTGAATCGTCTGAAGGTTCCTTGACTTCTTCTTCCGTTGAAGTATTACTTGAAGCGTTAGGCAGCTTTTGCTCTTCTTCCGTTGAAGTATTACTTGAACCGCCGGAAAGATTCTGCTCTTCCTCTGTTGAAGTATTACTTGAACCATCAAGAAGTTTCTGTTCTGACTCCGTTGAAGTATCGCTTGAATCGTCGTCTGTACCCTCATAAACTTCTCGATTGCCAGTAATTTCTTCTTCATCACAGAAATCCAGAAGTGTATAAAGAATCTCGTCGGCATAACGCTTAGGATCTCTGGAGAAACGGGTAAGTTTGGGATGGTTTGGCTGTACGTCATCCAGGAGGGAAATATCAGCCATGGCGTGATTTTCTCCTCTCAGCTTATTAAAAAGCTGTAATTTTTCTCTTCTGTTAATCATACCTTATATATATTATAAAAAGGTGCGCCACCTATCTGATGGCGACACACCTTTCCTCGAATCAACTAATAAAAAATAAAATGAGAAAACAAAACTTTAAGAGAGCTTATTCTTTGTCGTTGGCGATGAAGCTACACTCTGCCCTGTATCGCCACTTGCATGACTTTCTTCTGCTGTAGTGACACCAAGAGGATCATCGGCATACAGGCACGGCAAATCTACAGATGTACGTTTGAAGGTGAAGGTTGTATAGCGGCCGTCCTTATCGTCCTTGGTCTCCGTGTTGTTGAGAATCATAGGTCGCTCAGGCTCGCCAAGAATATACCACTGTGGATCCTTCACATGCTTGTAGAGGATAATAAACTTGCCTCCAGCATACTCCTCGATGAAGTTGTAGAGTTCTACTCGGGTTCCACCCATCACGATTACAACATTATTCTCGCCAGAGGTAGTAATATCACCTTTCTCCGTGGTGGCGGTAAACGTTGGTATATCGTGCGCATCGAAAAGGTAAGCCTTCAGGGTGTCGGCGGCTGCTGTCTTGAACGGAATCGCCTTCACCTTTCTGTCCTTGTCCGGCTGAGGGAACGACTTGGTTATATCTACAAGGGATGTAGGAACCAGGACCACCTGGTAAGCGATGGCAGAACCGTGAGTATCTCTGTCTGTTACATCACCGATAGTAGTTAAAGCCACAAAGGCAGCCATCGAGACTCCTGTACCGCCAATCCCCATGGAAGATGTAGGATCATCAAACATCTGAAGAAGCGAGATGATACCCATTACCATCATGATCGTCATAAAGAGGAGACGACATTTATGCTGGGCGTAATTATAACCCTTGTTCGGGTTGTACGCACGATGGCGTACTGGAATGTTATTTTTCTTCATAATCTTTTTCTGAAAAGGTAGGCGGGTACGAGATGTATCCCGCCTACCGGGTAAGCAACTTTAAAATACTATATATTATGAAATCAGCGTCCACCAGGAACGTTTGGCTGAACAGCCTTGTTAATGGTTCGCTTGCCGCCTACGCGACGCTCCAGCTCACGGAACTTATTGTCCTTGCCAAGGATAACCATGATATAGTCACCCACCTGGGTTGGAGTCCATGTGGCGGTGATATTGGCAAACTTATCGCTCTTGGCAATGGTAAGCTGATGCTCGGTGTCACCCTCACCAATCTCAATACAGTAAGCTACACCTGCCTTCGCCTTCTTGATATCGGTGAGAGCGGTAGCGGTAGTAGCTGAGTCTGTGATATGCCAGAAGCCGTTTGCGGCATCTACATCTGCACCGATGGTGGCAGCAGGAAGGTTTGTGAAGATCTGCTGGAACTCGTAATCGTTGTCATCCATATCTGCCTTGGTCTCGAACTTTCGGCCAGTGAAGGCTGCACCGCATCCTTCCTTCCAGGTGCTCCACGCACGAACCATCTCCATCTGTTCCTCCATCTTCACGGCAAACATCTCGCCTGGGAGGTATTCGACAAACTGGATATTGCCAGGAACATCCATGAACATCCAACAAGACTTACCCTCGTATGGAAGCCACTTGATTTGGATGGTAGAGTCTGGAACGCGGTTCTTATAACCATCAGGACCCGTGAAGTCGAGATCCTTACCATAGGTCTCACGGCAATTAGCAAGCCACCAGTCAATATGATTCTCGTTGAGGTAGAGCACATGCTTGTCGAGCGTCATGCCCTCGGTGAGGTGAGTCTTGACATCAGTAATGAACTCCTTAACTGCATCCAGCATGTTGGCTGAAGTATAGGTATTGTAGCTCTTGCTGGCAAATGGCTTGATGCTGTAGTCGTGGATATAGCGAAGCAGAGTGTACCAGATACCAGTACCGGCATTGAGGTAACTTGATGGCTGACCCTCCTCTGGCTTCACATAGATGCCACGCATACGGCGCTGGTTCTGCTCGTCCTGAGCCTTCTTGAGGAGGTTGAGCAGACAGAACTCAATCATTGACCACTTGATAGGGTCAGAACCTTCCTTGTTGAGATAAGCAATGTATTTGCGCTCAATCTCCTTCATCGGACCGAACTGCACTTTAATCATTGCATCATCTACATAACCCATCTCGTTTTCGAGCTGCATGCCGCCCTTGTAGATCTCTCCTGGCTGGTAGCCCTGAGATACCTCGTCGAAGAAGGCATTGAAGAGAACGTCGCGATCCTGCACGCCATAGCGAACTGGGAAATATTCGGTGAGATTGCGAAGCTCAAGGATACGTGCGATGAGGGCATCCTGACGAAGGATAACAAACTGATCTCCCAATCCGGCATTATCCACACCGCTATAGTTAGTGGCAAACTGACCGGATGCGAGAGCCTTGACATCACCGAGTTCGTTGCGGCTCTGATGATACTTGTAGCGCTGCTGAAGAGACTTGGCGAATGCCATAGACTCCTTGCGGAATGCTTTGCCATCAGATTCCTCGTCAGGATCAGATACTGATGCCAGCGCTGGGTTAGCCGTAATCTTGTTCCAACGCTTCTTCATATCGAACAGGGCGTGCTCAATACCGAAGAGGTAGCTATCGTTCGACTCGAAGCCGTTGATAGGAATAGAAGGAGCGGTAACATGGGCAGCAGGCTTATCAGGAGCTGTGCTCTCTGCCATCTTCTGCATATTCTCTGCAAGTTCTGATACTGCTTTTGTAAGTTGTTCGTAACTTACGTTTTGTGGAGCACCGGCGTTCTGCTGGCTGTTCTCGTTCTTCTTGCCCTCATCGTCATCATTATCGCCGCCATCTCCATCGCCGTCGGAATTATCATCCTTCGACTTGCTTGCCTTTGAGACGATGGCATAGAGCGAATTAATCTGCTTCTGATGCTCCGCCTCTTCGGCCGCACTGTTCTCTGCGGCGAGATCATCCATGAGGGTGCTCTGAAACTCCTTCTGGTAAGCCTCGCAAAGAGTCTTGTACTCTTCTGCGGTAAGGCTCTTGTTCTCGAACTTCTTGGTAAAGCCAAGCTTCTCGAGAATCTTGTTAAGTCTTGCTTTGAAATTCATAAATTAACCAATTAATTTAAACATTAAAACAACTATAGATCAAACAAAAAACAAATATGAATTAACCGAATCCATAAAGGCTCTGCGTACCCATGTAGGCCTCGCCCAGCTGGGCTACTTCCGCAATCGCTTCCATCAAAGTGCGCTTGCCGTCGATGAGTCCCACTTCCTCAGCCGGAGCCGTATAGTAACTCTCACCCTGAAGAACCGGTGCGTCATCGTCCAGATCCGAAAGCTTTGAGCGCATCGCCTTCACCTCGGAAAGGAACTGCTCATTCATTGGGTCAAGCACGTTCTTGATGTAGTCAGCAGACTTTCCGTCCTTCAGGTCATCGAAAACCTTATTCTTCCGGGAAGAGTTGGTGGCTTTGGCAACAATCTTCTTCAATCCGAGCTTCTCAAAATATGGCTCAAAGTTCCAGAAGGAACACATGGTTCCGATACATCCTACGAAATCGTGACTGGTGGTAGCGTATAACTTCTGTCCATGGCAACCGATGTAGTAGGCTGCGGATGCGCAGTATTCCTCGTAGATGGCAAGGATAGGCTTTTTGGCGCCTCGTAGGGTCTCGCTTAATCGGTCCATGTACCACGCTTCTCCGCCTGGGCTGTTAATATGGAGGAGATGGGCGGATATCTGAGGATTATTCTCTGCCGCAATGATGTCCTGCTCCAGCTGCTTGGAAGAGAAGTACCAGTAGCTATCTGCGGTCACGACTCCGAAAACACGATGATAGGCGATTGCTCCGTCATCGAGAGAAGGTGAACTGAATTCGTCCGTAAGAATCACGTTCTTGGTTTCGCCACGCTGGGCGGCTTTAGAAGATATCACCTGAAGTGCTTCATGCGTCTCATACTGATACCAGGTATGAGTCTTGAGATACTCCTGGACCTCTGCCAGGGTCATCACCTGTTCAGCTTTCTTATGTTCTATACTCGCCACGATACCGTTCAGAGGGAATGCGGCTACCATCAATCGACGGTAGGCATCCTCTGTAATCCATAACGGTAAAGTGGAAAGCAGGAGAGTCTGTATTTCATCCATCTTAATTAAGTTTTCTACAAAGGTACATATATATAATAGGTATAGAAAAGACCCTAACCGAGCGGATTCGTGAGCATCTTGCACTTAACTATAAGCTTCGCCTTGTTGAGATGCTTGACGAGCTGTACCCTTGCCGGGATGCCTTCTGTTCCTATTTTGTACTCTACGGGATTCTCTGTAGCACTTATATGACTGGCATCGGAGATGGTTATGATGGCGTTACGGGGTGTTCTTAATACGTTAATCGCATCATTATCGGGCAAATCGACCACGAAAGTCTTGCTGCAATCCCAATATACGCCACCATTCTCTTCTGTCATGGATGGCTCGAAAGTGAACGGGTCCGCCATGAAGATCTCCCATTTTTCCGGGTTCTCAATAAGAGATACACCAACAAGACAAGAAAATTCTATCAT